GCCGCGGCCGGTAGAAGACGAAACTTCCTTCAGTGAAATTGGACCCGACAATGACCAAACGCTGCGGCGATCCACCGACGGGATAACTCAAAAACGCAACGCAATCGACCGTGACCGTCAGGCCGGGCCATATCCCGTCGAATGACGGGACGCGCGCATCAGTGCAGGTGATCTTGGACTTGTATTTGCGAAACTGTTGGTGGGCAACGTCGGTCAAGATCCCATTGATCGACCGCCGCATGTTTTTTGCCGCATCGATCGGTTCCAATGTCTGCGACAACCCGCGCGCCGAATACAATGGGACTCCCATCACGCTGATCGATAGCGTGGTCTGATTGTTCGGCGGTGCGCCTGGATAGAGCGGGGCGGGCAACTCAGCGCCTCTGTCTGCGAGTATTGTTCACCTGCGCCAAGATTGTTTTCGGCCAGTTGAAGCGATCTGCGAATGCACCGCGAACCGCTCCAACGCAGCGGCCGTGTTCTCAGGCACCGACATCCCCGCGAATGATTGCCCTTCAATCGTCAGATTGAGGACGCGCGGGGAGGTGGCAGCGGAGTGGCCAATCGCACCCACATTGAGGCCGCCGGCGGCGAAGCGCGGAGCCTGCAACGTGTTGAGACCGTGCAGAAACCCCAACCCATACTTTTGCACGGCCGCGACCTTGAGGACGAATTCCCCGCGCGACAGGAGGGCGAGGTTTTGGTCGACCCCAGGTGCGCCGCCCACGACACCGCCGGCCGCATGTCCTTGAACTTCACCGCCGCCGCCACCGCCCAGCAAGCCTCCAATGGCCGACATCAGGGCCTGTGCCTTGCCGACCAGGTAATCGATCGCAGAACCGATCTGGTCCAGCACCGATTGGATCGGCCCCCAGATCGCGTTGAAGGCATTGGTGATGGTCTCCGAGACACTGGTGAACGCGTTCTCGATTGTTTGCACGAACCTATTGAAGGCATCCACCAACGGGTTGATGAAGTTGTCCATCACGGAATTAGCCATAGCGATGGCCGCTTCGGAGATGGCTTGCGGCATCGCCTTTATTTCAAGAACCTCCTTGACGAACCAAATCTTCAGGGCTTGCCCCCAGTCCTCCAGCTGTTTTTGAGATCGTTCGACGGCCGCGTCGAACTCATCCAGGGCTTGCCCCGGAGCACTGGCCTTGAACGCTTCGGCTTCGTCGTGGGCTTTCTTGAATGCATCCGCCCCCTTTTCGATGCTCTTGATGACGTCGTCTGGCCATTTCGCTTTCTTCATTGCTTCTTCAAAATTTGCCTTTTGGATCACGTCCATCTTCTCGTATGTCCGCGCGGCTTCGAGCTGCAGTTGGTACATCGCAGCATTCAACTCTTTGGTGCCGCCCGTGAGTTTGTCGAAGCGCAGGCCAGTCAATTTCTCGGTGTTCAGGACGAGGGCTTTTAGCAGCGTATCCACCGAGGTCATCGGGCTGATGATCTCGCTTGCTCCGCTTTCTATTCTCTTGAGCTGATCGGCTACGTGACCCAAATTGTTTGCGTTCTCCTTCATTGCAACCGGATCGCCTGCAATCAAGGTGTACGCAGTCCTCCCTGAGGCCTCAGTTTCCGCATGCATTTCCGCGCTGATTTTAGCCAAGTTGGCTAACGACGCGGCGGTCTGTTTCGCCTGCCCCTCCGCCTCCTTGAGCCTGCCCGTGAAGTAGGACCACGCAGCAGCAGAAGCGAGCACCGCCACGCCGAGCGCCCCAAACGCGGCGGCCATTCTGGTGAGCTGTATTCCCAGGCCGGCAGCCTCACCGAGGCCCAACTCCCGCATCACCCCGCCGAGCGCCCGCATCTCGGTCCTGGAGAGGCCGCCCTTTTTAGTGACCTGATCTAATCCGCCGCCAAGACTTTCCGTTCCCTTCCCGGCCTGTCCCGCTGCCGTATTAACGTCTCGCGAGGCATCGGCGACGCCCTTGAGGGCGTCGGCTGCCTTGTCCTCGCCCTCGACCTCGATCTTTATCGTCTGGACAATATCGTCGCTGGCCATGTTATCTACTCCGTTCCCTGCAACAATTTTGTCATGTGCTGCTGCATGTGCTTACCGTCTCCCTGTGCGTTGCACAGGTTGGCAAACTCATGGGCGCGATCGATCTGGCGGTTGCGTTCGGACAATCTGATCCAACACGCTAATTGGCGGAGGGTGAGTCCCCACGCGTCAGACCAGGAGAGTCCGTCTGCAATGCTGCGTTGGATGGCGCGTGCGATGAGTTCCCCTGCCCGCTCGACTGGGTCGGCGCACCCGTTACCATCAACCGGGTCATCTGATCGACGAAAGGGCCGAAGCCCTGCGGAAACGATAGCTTCTGCACCACCGACAAGATCGCCATTTGATCGGCTGCCCCGAGTTCTCTCGCCTTTGCAATAACGGCCGCATCGTCCGGCGACCCGGTCGCAATCGCGATCACCTTCGCGAACAGATCAGGCGCCAACTCCAACAAACCGGAGCTGGTAGTGCCCATTTCCGCGAGCGCTTGATGCATATTGGGGAACTCGGCAAACAATTTGAACAGACTGGCAGCCGTCAGTCCTCGCACCGTCAGTTTGACACCGCGGATGTCGACTTCCTCGGTCAACGGGCCGAAATCAAGCAGGCTGTTCATTTGCCCTTGCTCCTTTGTTTACGTTGCCGCCGCTACCAGCGTATTCGTGCTGGTCGCCGGCGTACTGCCAATCGAATTGACGCCAGTGACGATCACCTTGAATGATTTGCCGGTGTCCCCGGCGACCACCGTGTAAGTCTTGCCTGTCTGTGGTGGAGAGATCGGGACCCACGGGCCAGTCGTGCCCGTAACGCTCTGCCACGCATAAGTATAGCTGTGCGCTCCCGTCCAACCGCCGATGGTCGCGGTCAGAACATCCCCAACCTTAGGCGCGCCAGGCGTAGTAACGGAAGCGCCACCCGTGATCGTCGGCAGTAGCACGTTTGACGGCGCTATGGAATTCACCGGCGGCATCAGCGTCATGGTCCCGAACACGCCATCGATCGACTGCACCGAACCGCTGACCACCATCTTGACGAAGGCATTGTCGATGATTGGCGAGAAGTCGCCTGACGGCGTCAAATTGACGCTCAGCAGATCGACGTACCACCGCGGCCCTACTTCGTTGGTGGCATAGAACTTCAACTCACCGATGAACGAACTGCGAGAGAAGATCTGCACCTGCGGATTTGGCGGCGTACCACCGTCGTTGCCGACATCGCCCATCAGCAGCATCGCGAGGTTCTGCGCCGTCAGTTCCTCAAGGTCCATCTTCACCTCGCCCGACTTCTCGGTGATGATGGTCAAGTCCTTGATGCGCGAGCCCGCCATCGACGAATAATGATCGAGCAACGTCACCTTCGGCGTAAAAGTAAACGTCGGCACGTTGCCGACATGAAAGAAGTTGAGCTGATCGACGGGCTTAAAAAGTATGAACCCTTTTCCCACTGCAAGGTTGCTAACGTCTGGGCTACTGACACCGTAAGCCATGGTTCGATTCTCCTTCTCTTTCAGTTGAAATCGCTCGGGTCGAGGACATAGCTCAGTCGGAAGTTAAGTTGCATTTGACCGACTACAGTCGACCCGGTCTGCAAATCCGTAATGTGGCCAGAGTGTATCAACTCCCCGTTCGCGCCGAGCAACGCCCACAGCTCGTCATCTTTGGTGAACGCTTTGAGCACCTGCATCCGCAGTCCGGACAACTCCTCGCCGACGCCGGGGTTGTCTATGGTGTCGCGCGGCTTGAGGACGATAAACACCTGCGGTGTTAACTCGAAGATGCCGGCGACACGCGCGCCGCCACGAGTGTGTACCGCCTGCGGGTTTTTGAGGGTCTCACTACCGTCCAGCAAAACCAGAGCAGGCAACTTCTCGGTGGGGATTTCGGCGCGATTGCGGAACACGTTCAAGGGATCTGCGGTGCCGTTCACCGTTCCCAACAACGCCAGCAACCGGGTAAGAATGAGCTCGCGCTTGTCCTGCATCTCAGCCCCGGATCTGCAGTTCCCAATAGATCACGATCCCGGTCGGTGCCAATTTCCCGATCGGCGCGATGATCCGCAGGGTCTCGTTTTCGGCGCCGGTGACCGGATTGAGCGTCACCAACTTGTCCTGCTCGCTGTCGGGCTCGACCGTAAGGCCGACAGCCGACACCAACGCCCTGCGATCGGTCATGTTGACCAATCTCCCCGCCCTTTCCTGCGGCGAGTAGCTCGAGATAAAAACGATGCAGGATCGATCCCCATCCTCGCGACGCAGGATCGCGGCCGTTCCGTATTTGCGGATCATGGCGTCGGCGATGGCGATCTCCCGCGAATAGTCCATCAGACCACCGCAATGCCCGGACTGTTGCGACGCATTACCGCCAGGAACATCAAGCCATAGGATGAATTGGCCAGCGACGGATAGGCCGAACCGCTGGAAGTAGCGGAGGCCGCAGCATACTGGACTGAAATCTGTCCGATGTGTTCCGACGTGACAACTCGCCCTGCCCCACCCGCCGCCGCCTGGCCTTGTGCTATGAAATGGGCCGCGAGATAAAAGGTGGCAGCCTGCGCGTCCACCGGAGCCCAATCGTCGCCGACGAACAGGGCGGCCTCGTCCAAGGCCGTCTGCACCACGCTGTCGTCGACCGTCATGAACTCCGGGAACATGGATTTGAAGGCGACAACATTGATCGGGGTTGCGGTGTCGATCACCGTCATCGTTCCGATGGTCGGCGTCGAGCGCCGGTTGTCGTTCAACGGGTCGACGATGACGATCTCGTAATAATAGTTGCCGGATAGGGCCATGGTATCGGCGGACGCAAGCAGCACCGAAAAGGTATATGACGGCGCGTCCTCGACAACGATGCTTCCGTCGGCCGAGGTCTTGATGACAACCGACATGGTTTTGTCGGCAACCCCACGCACCTGCGGATAGGCGGTCCAGGTCATATTGGCCTGCGTCATATCGAACGGCGGCTCAGGCGGCGGCACGATGCCATAATCGACATCGGTGTCATCGCCCGCGATCAGACTGAAGTTTTGCCGAAGCTCGGTCATGCTGCGTCCCTGGTCGAGCCTTTGAGCTTAGGTGACCCCGCGCTACCGATCATGTAAGCGGGCGATTTACCCGACCCCAGCAACGCATTGGGTATGACGCTGCCAATCATGTACGCAGGAGACTTGCATGATCCGCGCAAGTTCTGATCCGATACGGAACCATATAGAGGTGGTTTTGATACAGGCTTTTTGCCCCCCGTGACTGTTGGCCGCGAGATTTTGTCGATGTCGAACAGCCAAGCTGGCCGCAGGGTATCGAGTCCAATTCCCTGGATGAGCCCTGGCGCGGGAATGTCGCCGACGTCTTGATAGGCATGCGGTTGAAGAAACGCGGCCTGCGGCGCAACCGTCGAGACCATGAAAGATTCGCTGTCATCCACATGCCCGGCCGACAAACCAACGCCGCCCGGCACGAGCGCCGAAACATAAAGCAGATCGGTGTCTGAAAAAACTACTGGCGCAATAGTTGCAGCACCGACAGCCGCGATCGCCGCATGGATGCTGTCGCTGTCGACGAGCAGCGATGAGGCAAGTTTTGAACTGCTGCCAATGCCCGCAAGGTGGACGGCATCGCCGTCCTGTAGCGCGGCAGGCTGCAGTGAGACCGCGCCAACAACCATGTGCGGGACGAAAAACACGTCGGTTTCGACCCACGGGATCGGCAGCAATGAGCCGCCCATGGCAACGCCAGCCGAGTGGATCGTTTCCGCTGGGTCCAGAACAAGGACAGGGGCGATGAACTGACTTGTGAGAAGAATGCCGGGGGGCGCGATATTATCGTCAGCTACAAATAGGGGAGGCTGCAGCACAACGCTCCCGGCAAAGACCGGGCCAAAGAAAGCATCCACCTCCACGTAAAGCGCAGGGATGAGCTTCTGATCGGCCCTGATAGCTGAGACCGGTGCTTCGGAAATTGAGATGAAGCCAAACATCTATTCAAATGACCCTGTCTTCTGGAAGAACTCCACCAGCGTCAGCGGCGGCGCGCCCTCGATCGCGCGCAGCCGGTTCTCGTGGTCGTAGAGCGTCGTCTGCTCTCCGGTCGGCGTCGGCGGCACCGGCTCGGGCGGCACGTAGGGATCGGGCACGCCGCCATCAGCGAGCCACGTTTCGTATTCCATGCGGTCACTATTGATTGGATCAGCCGGAATGTTGGCGTTGTCCGCGCTGCGGATGACGATATCGGTCGCCGTTAGCCTGTAGTCTGCCATCACAGCCTCGCGTCCGCTGTCCAATGATACTGGATGTTTAAGGAAGTACCGGATGAGGCGGCGCTGCTCGTATTCAAGGTGAAAACTTTTTCCGAGATGTTGATGGCACTCGCGGCCACGTCAGTTCCGCTGCCTGCATCATAAACTGTTCCGCCTGATCCGCTGTTTGATGAGTAAAAAGCAACGCTTGGAGCCGCTCGCATGGAAGGCATCAGGTTGATGGCTTGCAAAAACTGTTTGGCGCCGGTCACTGATGGAACGATGACAAAGTAATTCGGACAGGAGGCGGCTCCGGTGGCCGAGAGCGCCGTCGCGTAGGGATAGCTTTTCCGGTAGTAACGCTGACACAGCGGGAGCTCATAATCAAAAGTCCGCATCACCGCTGGCGAGGTAATCAGCGGCGCCTGATTACCTGGAACTATGATGACGCCGGCCAGTCGGAAGACGTCCGATATCGCGGCAACGGCATTGACTTGTCCGGGTCCGGTCACCCAACCGCCCGCCAGCCACGCGCCGGCTGACGGCGCCTGCTGATTGGAGCCGGCAGCTATCGTGAAATACATCTCGGCTGCAATGCTGTTATCGATATTCCATGTACCGGCGGTGTCGCCGGGGAAAGTGACGATATTGTATTGATAGGTGTCGCTTGCATTTTGCGTGTAGCTGAAAGGACAAGTGCGATTGGCCGCGATGTTGCGGAGGACGCCGCCGTAGACGCCAGTGCGATGATGAGCGGTCCAAAACCCGATCGAAATCGGTTGCGCATTTGCCGTACCGAATGCCAGGCGAGCAAACCGGTATCCCTCGATCCTCTGAAAAACCGTGGCGTAGTCGTTGACAGCGAGCGCGCCCTGCGCCGTAACTACGGTGGCGGCGATCGAGCCCGGCAGGCCAGCGATGGCGCCGTTCGCAAACAATGTACCGCGCAGCGCCATGGAGCCGCTAAAAGATAGCATCCATCCGTCGCAGATATAGCCGGGCGTCGCTCTACCGGCGCCGCCGAGCTCCTGGCTGATTTCGAAAGCACCATTGATTTGAATGCCGCTGAATGCCAAGGCGTCGAGCGGGGCAGCGTAGATGTTCTGCCGGGCCTGGACTTGCTGCGCGCTCGTCAGCGATTGCACCGCATCGTAGCGCACCCGCGCGGCAATATCAGATTGCAATTGCGTGATTTCATTTGCTGGCAGGGTGCCGAAACAATCCAACGGACCAGTTGTGAAGTTCACCGCGACACCAACCCCGCTCGAGCCGTTGAAAGGTGTCGTCCTGGTAAGAACGGTACCGGCTGCATTCAACGTCCCGAGACCAGTCTCCCACTGACCGGAAACGCCATTAACGAGAGCATACCAACCGCTTCCACTCGAGCCCCACCCAGATAGAAATGACTGAAACGCACCGGGAGCCGCAACGGCGGGAAGTGTGACCACACCGGTCCCGCCTCCGAACGAGGCCACCGACTCAAGTACACGATCAGCCACGGCGAATGCCATTTATTTTATCACCGGCCGTTCTGTTTCCGGGTCTCGTCAGGGTCCATGACGTAGGGCATGCGGATAATTTGATCGTGCGGGATCACCGAGCGACGCCGGCCGGTGACGCTGTCATAGTGATTGGCAAGGAGGAGCTGTTTGCCGCGGCCGAACAGCTCGTTGAATTTCTGCTCGGCCCCGTCTCTCAGCGGATAGTTCTGTCGGATGGCATTGATCAGGATGTTGATCGCCGCCCCCATCACCGCATCCAAATCCACGCCGACCGCCATAGCGGTGAACATGTCGAACAGATGCTTTTCCTGTCCGGGGAGGTTTTTGAGGGGATCAACCGGCAAGGGCAGCCTCCATCAGCATCGGATAGTTCACAGCCTGGAAGCGACCACGGCGGCCGACTGCCTTGGGATGATTTTTGGCGGCCTCGTGCGCCAGCACGCCGACCGACACCTCGCCCGAATGCCGGTAGCGGTATTTGTAGAGCGGCAATCCGTCCGGCAGCTCGCCGATGCGAATGATATCTTGCTTCGCTGCGGCATCGGACAGGGTGAAGATTCCGGACGCGTTCCAGGTGATCACGATGTTGCCGCCGTTTGGCGTGACCGGCAGGCCCGTCACCGATGTATCCTCGAACAGCACCAGACGCCAGGTGGTATTGGCGCCGGCGTTTTGCCGATAGATCACGATCGCGCCCACCACCGTGCCCGAGACCGCCGTGAAGGTCACGTTGTCGCCCGCGAACGTGCCGTTGACCACCGTCGGCGTGGTAATCGGCTGCGGCGTACCGACGATGTTGGACAAGGACGAGTAGAACTGGTGCGCCGCCGAATACACGTACCCGCTCGAGGTCGTGATCAAACTTGCATAAGGCGCGTTGCTGCCGGTTTGATTGAGCGACTTGTTGGCGTCGGCTTCGGTCAGAAGCGACTGTTTGAATAGCGGATAAACTGCGTTTGCCATGACGCTGGCCTCCTATGATGCTGCTGGGAATAGAGAAAGAGGGGGCGAGCGCTGGCACCCCAAACGAAACGCAGGCGCTTACTTCTTCTTGGCTGGTGCGTCCGGTGCCTCGGCAACCGTCTCGAGCGCATCGACGCCGCCGCGGCCCATGATGCCGATGCCGGTCTCGGCGGCGAGCTTCTGCCAGTCTTTCTTGGCCATCTTTTCGCGCGCGTCCTTGCCGGCCTCCTGGCCGGCCTGCATCAGCTCGGTTTCCTTCTCGGCCAATGCATGGCGCGACTTCTGCTCTTCGGGCGTCGCGGCCTCGACCTCGGACGGCTCTTCCTTCTCGGGCTCGTGCCCCGATACCGTGAGATGGCTACCGCGCTTGGAAGCCTCCTGCAGTATCTTGGCCTGCGGCTCCGCAACCTCGACCTCGGCCTCTTGGCCAGGGCCGATTACCTTTGCCTCACCGCTGGCGGCATGCAGGACATGCGGGGCCTTGCCGGTGTTCTTGACTTTGATCGTCTGCTTCGCAACTTCCTTGTGCTCGGTCATGGATGTTCTCCTCAAATGCCATCAAGGTATTGCATACTCTTCGGCCGCCGCACCTCGACGCCGCCGGTGCGGAAAATGCCCGGAACGTCGAAGCGGAGAGCCGTGACCTGCATCGGCGAGCGGAAGTTGAACGGCATCGGCAGATGCAGTTTGAGAATTTCCGGAGCGCGCCGATAGGCGATGGCACGGGCAACACCGCCAGCACCCGCCGTCTCAAGTCCGCGCACCGTGCGGATCGTGAGCGGATTGCCGGTCAACGCGGTATAAGCATTGCCGGTCTGGACGAGATTGAGTCCAGTCACAGCCGTGTTGGTGACCAGCGATTGTGCCAACGCTGTAAACCGATCCGGCGGCAGCAGCAGCGTGTCCGCAATTTCCGTTGTCAGTGAGTTGGTATAAACCCCCGACAGGATCAGGCCGATGTCGCGCGCCATCTGGTTGGCTGTTTTGGTCGACCATAAGGCCGACGAGCCGGTGCCGTCTGCCGGCGCGCCGGTGATCGTGACGTTCGGGTCGTTGGTAAGGCCGGTCCAGCCCTTGGTGGTATCGCCGAAGAACGCGATGCGATCGATCATTTCCTCGGAGGCTCGCCGCGCAGCCTTAGCGCGTTCCATGACTCTGTTGATGGTCGGGCCGGAAATCATCGCCTCCTGACCCGTTTCCTCCAAGGTCCAGTAATAGCCGATCGCGGCCATTTCGATGCCTTGCTCAAATTTGCTCAGCATGACATCCGCGAACGGAACGTCCGCCGCAAGATGATTGAACCAGTTTGCCTGACCAACCTTGTCGAGCGACAAGAACGCGATCGATTTCATCCACTCGTTACCTGACGAGTCGATCGGCACGAGATTCGGGTATTGGATCTCGGCGTAGGCAATCTCATAAACTTGAGGTTCGATGTACTGCGCCTGCTGCATCACAAAACTGAGTGCCTGCTGCGCAGCGTCGCCGAATTGGTAACTCATGTTGGTGTCTCCATCTTTGCTGGGTTACGCACCCGGAGCGGTTGCGGTCAGGCGCAACAGCGCGAGCTGGCCGGCGCTTGCCGACGTGATGTAGCGCGAGGCCGGAATCGCGACACCGGCGGTAGCCGGATTGAGCTGCCCGGTTGTGCTGTCGTAGGTCGCCGCCAATCCGTGCGTTACAGCCGCAACCGGACGGACCCAGATATCGCCCTCATTCAACACCGCCATGCTGTCGCGCTGCTGATACAGATCGACGGTCTGGCCGGCTTTGATGATTAGGGTGGTGTCGATGCACGTAATACCGATGAATTTTGTGGCTCCGCCAAGCACGGCGCCGCGCGCATTGGTGCCTTCCGACACCGCTCGCCCGAAAGCGATGCCCGCTGCGGTTTCGCACAGCCGCGTCTCGATATCATCATCGTCAAGCATGCTGGCGACCTGGCCTTCCAGACCAGGCTGGAGCGTTGCGCTATAAGTGGTTTGAACAGCAGGCATGTCATGCCTCCTTTCGCTGTTGATTGATGTTTGGGTTACGCACTCTTGGCCTTGTAGGCGTTGGTCAGGCCGTCGACGTATTTCGCGTAGGCCGCCTGGGACGGACTCAAGCTCGGCTTTGGCATTGGCCGGGACCAAGCATCGACCGTGCGCTGCAGTCCACCTTTCTTGACTTCCCGCGTCACGGCGCGGAACACGCCGTTGATGGCTTCATCCGACATCGCCTTGGCGTCCTCGTCACCAATTTCGGCGGCAACGACCTCGCGCTTGATTTGAATGTCGGTCTTGCCGTCGGTGACCAACTTGTCCCCAAGCACGCAGCGCGCGCGGTCGAAGACTTCCATGCTTTCACGGATGGACTGGTCGCGCTTCTGCGGCGTCCATTCAGCGTCGGCCAGCTTCTTGTTAAGGCCGACGATCTCGCCGTCCTTGCCCTCGATGGATTTTCCGAGGGTGGCGAGCTGCGCGGTCAACTCGCCGACTTTCTTCTCGTTATCGGCCAGCTTGCTCTGCAGACTGCCGAGGTAACGGTCGAGGATCTGACCGTCCTTGTCCTCCAGCTCGATCTGCACGCCATCAATTGTCTTCACGGTCATGTTGGTCTCCTTTCTCGGGGCGGCATCGCCCCACTGCTTGGGAATAAGCGATGTCAGGCCCAGGGCCTTCGCCCGCTTCTTGATATGCGCCTTGGTGGCAGCCGGATCCTTGGCACGTCCGATTGATTGGATCGCGTTGCGTAGATCCTTTTCCGATTTGATCGGGAAACCGCCGCCGGACATCGCCTGGCCCTTCTCGGCCGCTGCTTCGCGCTCAGCCATCGAGAACTCGCGATCGGTTTCGTCCCCGATCTTGAGTTTGTCGCCGCCACGCGCTGTCGCGACGATGGCGACGTGGTTGGCACGGATGTCGGTCTGCATCGCGTCGTACGGCTCGCCGGCCGGCGTCACGCCGTCGCCCCAGACGAGCTTCGCCCCATAGCCAACGGATAGTTGCGACCTGCCGGACTTCACCGCATCGATTGTGGCCGCGTCCATCAGCGCCAATGGCACCCGGATAAACTCGCCGTCGCGCGCGACCTCACCGGTGACCTGACCAACGGCGTGCTGCTTCCAATTCTTCGCGGTGACGGCGTCGTCAGGGTGCTCGAGCGTGACCGGCCGCCACGCCAGCGATGCCATTGCCGCCTTATCGAACACCTGGTCGGCCGGGCGATAGACCCGCACCATCTGCAGGTCATCGCGGCCAACCTCATGGCCGCTGTAAATCTGGATGCCGGTGCGAGCGATCCGCGGCGACGCCACCAGATAGCCGTCGGCGGTTATCCGCATGTTGGCACCGGCGTCGCTGAGGTCGCAACGCTCTTCGACCTCGATCCTGTCGAGCATGTTCATGGCATGACCCTTTCAGTCGACGATGGCTGGCGGCGGGATGGGATTGCGATCCCACGCGCCGCTGAAATAGCCGTAGGCCGCCAGCGCGAGCACTGCGGCCACGACCAGTACAAAGACCGAAAAGAAAAACTGCCGATCGCTGGGCATCAGGCGAGAAGCGGCACCAGGCCCGCATGCGAAATGATGCGGATCGACGGGATGCCGAACGCCAATGCCACCAGCATGTAGAGCGCGATCAGGGCGACCACCGCGATGTAGAGCTTCTGCACCATCGCTGGAATCGGGAAGTTCAGCCAGTTGCAGAACCAGAGAATGACCGCCCCGACGAGGAGCAGGATCACGACCACGATCGCGATATTGATGATGCCCAACACAAGGCCGCTTAGCGACATGGCCTGTCCCTTTCCCGCTATCTGGTCATTTCGACCCGGTACAATTCGCCAAATGTCTTGGACTCGGCGGTGATGATTTCCATCAAGTGGAACTTCTTGGGAATGCGAACGCTCTCGTGTCCGGAATATTTCGGCTCACCGTCATCCGCCGACAACAACAGAGGAGCGCCGCCGGATTTGCGGTCGACGCGAAACAGACGACCGGGATAGTCCTTTGCGCTGACGCCATGTGCTTCCGTTGCAAAGCTCAACGGTATCCACAGCAGCGGCTTACCTTGGATGATGGCGCCGTCCTGGAACACGCGCCAATACGGAACCGCCTCCCGGATCGTGATGACGGTGCGCGCATCGCCTTCGTTAGTCGTTTCGGAGGTTAGCCCCTGGGTCCATCGCTGGCCGAACTGACCGGCCGATGCAATGTCAGCGCGGCCTTTTTCTACGATTGAATTACCGAGTTTCATCGCCGCAGCATCAACCGACCGCCTGATTTTCTGCTTCTGCTTGGCAAGATTCGCGCTAAGTTGCGCTTCGACCGGCGGCCCGACCAAACGAATGCCGATCGTCATTCGTTGGTCTCCAGAAGTGACAGTTGATCGGGATCGGCCGCATCTTCGCCGGCCGGAACGAAGCTGCAGCGGCAATTCGGATGTGCAGGAATCAGAAAGTCAGCCTCGTCGAGCGTATAGGGACCGGCAGCAGCGATGCCGTCGCATTCGTCGCAGACACGATCATCGCCCGCGGTTTGGATGTTCACTTCTTCTGCGGCAGGCTCTGGCGCGCCGACTTCCTCGACCGCCGGCTCTTCGGCCGCTCGCGCGGCCTCCTCCTCGACAGCGGCTGCGGCTTTCGCCGCATACTCGGCCGCCCTTGCCTCTTTTCTGGCAGCGAGGACTTTCTGCCAAGCTTCCGCCGCCGCCGCTTCCCGCTCGGCCGTAGCGGCTTTGGCGGCCGCCACTTCCTCCTCTGCCCGCGCCTGGGCCGCCGCCAATTGAGTCTCGGCTTGCGCCGCCGTCACGCCCACCAAACCACCCGCCTGGTGGGATTCTATCTCGGCCGCTAGACGCTCCCGGTAGGATTCCAGCTCGGCTTCAGCCTGCGCCTGCTCTTCCTCCTGTTGGCGTTTTTGCTTCGCTAACAACTCGTTGACCTCGCGGAGGCTTTTCTGCACCGCGGTTTCTCGATCATGCAGCGAATGGTCGTGCTGCGAATGATCCCGCTTCAAGAACCGCGAAGGCTTGCGCGGCTCCAGGCGTTCCGGCGTGATGCCGACACGGGCGATGCCGGCGGCACGAAACTGTGCCAGCCGGCCGGAGTTATGCAGCTTGACCGTCAGCGTATTGGTCGCGGCCCGAACGCGAGCGTCGCCAACCTTGCGCAGCACCGGCAGCACTTGGCGATACATCGGCTGCGGCTTGCGCCGCCCGAGCGCGGCACCGGCGGCCTGCCGTGTAACCTGCTGCACAAGCGCAGCCGCGATGCCCGCGAACTCGCGACCGGCGAGCTCGCGGAACACCGCCGGCAGTGGCGCGGCACCGGGAGGCGTGTGTGTCAGCGCACTGCCAGCCTCAAATCCGGAGCGATAGGCGCGCTCGAGGAACCGCTCCCACCATCGGCCGCCGAGCAACTGGGCATTAACCGTCTGCTCGAACCATTGCATGAACGCCGCCAGCCGATTACCCGGATGCGGCAGCAACTGCGCCAGCGGGTCGCCGCGTGCCGCCATCACGTCGTGCTCGACCAGCATCGTATGCGTGAGCGAGCGCACCCGCGTCAGGCGGCGGTTGCCTTCGGCCAGGAATGAGCGCCGCAGGCCCGCGGTACCGGTCGGGTCGCTCACCGAGCGGCGCCACCCGCGGCATCAGGCACGTTGACCGCCACCGCGAACTCGCGGAGATCTTGCTGCGGCACGGGAGCGGCCCGCGTACCCGACCGAAACCTGATGAACGCGATGGCGCGCCCGACATCATGCGAAACGAGCACCGCCGCGCCCGGCACGACCACCGGCAACGTGAGCTCATGGCCATCGAGCGTGAATAGATCGTTGTAGAACACGCCATCCGTGCTGATCTGAAACGTCAGCGGCGCGGCATCCGTCCAGGCACCCGGCATGGTCAACCGCACCAATTCGCCGGCGCTACAGTCGATGGCGTCCGACAGCGATTCACCGGCTTGGATGAAAGGGCCGTTCAGAACCTGCAACATCTGCTCATCTCCTTACGGCACGGCGGGGTCGGCTTGTGTTGGCGGTGGCGGTAGTGCTTTGGGATCAGCCGGCGGCGCATTCGGATCGGGCGGTTGCCCCGTGAACGGCGCCAGTTGCGGCGGGGGCGGCGCCGGCGCGTTGTGCTCCTCGACCGTATCGCCCTCGGCCTCAGCGTCAGCGAGCGCCTGCTCGAGCCCAGGATAGAAACCGTCCTCGATTAACTGATTGATACGCGCGTGCGCCAGTGCGGTCGGCGGGATCTGCCCCTCGTCGGCATCGATCTTGTAGGTCTGCGCCTTCTTCAGCGCCAAGTCAGCCTTCTCGCCGTCGGTCTGCTGCCAGAGCGAATTCCACTCGTAATAGATTTCGTCCGGCCGATCGCCCAACGACGAGCGGATCAGCACCTCGTCGAGAATGTTCATCGCTGGTGTCAGGTTCACCGACTGCTCGCTGGCAAGCCGATCGTAATAATTGCGGAAATCGGCCTCGCCGGTGGCGTTGAGGCCGCGATGCGGCAGACCAAGAAATCGCGACGCCGGAATATCGGCGGCGCCCGACGTGATCTGCAAATAGGCCGTCAGTAGGGCCTCGGCGCCGGCCAGGTTGGTCCCGATACGCTGCCATTCCTCGCTGGAATCCAGCAGGATGGTGTTGATAATCGACTTCGCGGCGTTGGCGTTGGAAAACCGGCTGATGATCTTCTGCGTCCCGCTGTCGGTCGACAATTCCTCGCCCAGATTCGGCACCTTGATGACGTCTAACTTCATTTCCGACATCAGCGTCGCGAGAGACCCAGCGATCAGCCCGCACGCCTTGATCGCGCTGTTGATAGGCTGCAACACGCTGTCGCCGAACGATGACGTGCTCGAGGTGAGGATGTCGGGCGGCGGCAGTCCAACGAAGCGCACGACCCGCGAGGGGTGCATCTTGACTTGCGAACCGGGCATCTGTGCGAGCGACGCGGCGTTGCTCAGAGCGGGGCGGCCAAATCGATCGAACTGCGTCTGCAACTGATACCAACTAGGCTGCCCCCAATATGGCGAGCTCACGTCCCAAACGGTGTCGCCCATCGACAAATAGTGCCACGGCACCACGTGCAGGAACTTCAGATCGCCTTCGCCAACCGCTTCAGGGACGAGCTCTTCCTCCGGATTACCGGACTCGACGCCGATGACGATGACCGATCCGCCGTACAGGCGCGCCTTGACGAGCGCCTGCTGCACTTTCATCTGCACGAACAGCTTTCGCTCGCACATCTCGAGCTTGGTGATCTGATCCTGTTCGGCCTGCCACGCCCGCCATTCGCGCGTCATGTCGAAAGCCGGAATATCGATGCACTTGCGCGCAATCCAATCGCCGCGATAGGCGATCTCGCACTCAGCCAGCGACATCGGCACGAACGTGTATTCCTGCGACGCAAACTTGTCGCGTCCAGGCACGCCGAGGCCAGCCAGGAGATTGGTAAAACCGTCGCGCAAGGGTTTCAGGTTGATCACAGCCATCACATTTCGCGCCCTCGTCGACAACTCCTAATCAGGATGCGTTTCTTGATGCGGCCGTTCTTGTGGCGGATCACCCGCCAATGAGCAACTACTCTATGGAGTCGTTTCCGGTTGGGGCGGTGTCTGGTCATCGACAAGTGGCCCACCGGGCGGGATGCCGATGGATGGCGGTATCATCCCGGCGGGCCTGTGAGCTGACGGAGCGGGAAGCAGCGTCAGCTTACGCGATCCGGTTGGACTTCCTCCTGCGCACCAGACCAATCAAACCAACAAGACCGGCGGCGAAGAACGGCAGGCTCGCGGGCAATGGGGTCACGACT